GGAGGATCCGGTGACGGGGTCGGCGCACACCATGCTCATTCCTTACTGGGCCGAAAAACGGGGATTTCTTAAACATCAGAAAATCAATCGCCCCTCGGCCACGAAAATACCGCTTCCTCCTGAATTCACTGAATCGGGGAAGGGTGGGGGGAGTGATTCAAGCACCAATCATCGAGACCTCAATGAAGACTCAGTGAGCCCTCATGTAGTTATCAATGATGGATCACTGACGGATACGGATACGGATACGGAAGGGAAAGGAATAACCCCCTCTCTTAGCGCGGGGGAGAAAGAACTCTCAGAAGACGTTATTTCGCAAGTTCAGCCCACCGCCCCACGATACCTCCAGGGCCTGGATGAGCCGATCGGTAAATTCACGATGATAGCCACTTGGCTACCAAGCAGGGATTTCCGGCAGCGTGCAGCTATGTGGGGGATCGCGTTGCTTGAACCTGATTACCTTGTAACTGAACTTGCAGAATTCACATCGTACTGGGAGTCGGAGGGAAAGGTGTTCACGCAGATTCAGTGGGAACAGAAGTTTGCCAGGCATGTAAAGCACGTTAGAGCGAAACAAAAACAGCAGACCGGAGGTAACGACAATGCAGCAGTTCGATCAGAACCAACAGCATCCCGAGCTGTTCAGCAAATTCAGTCAGCCCACGCAGAGTGGCGCCGCAAGAACGGACTTGATGGCAACGGAAACGGCGTGGCGGTTGTGGCAGGTGATGGGGGAAATCTTCTCGAACCGGTGGACGCAGAAGAATGGGTCAGAACCTACGGACCTTTGGATTGCTCAGATAGGTTCGATGACTGAAAGCCAGATCGGTCTGGTCTGCCAACAGTGCGTGGAACGCTGTGCAGTTGGGAATACCTGGCCCCCGGATCTCGCTGAGTTTGTCTCTCTGGTTTCTGAGAGTGGCGCCAACCCGTTTGGGCTGACCTCGGAGCAAGTGATGGCAGATTACAGACGCTGGCGAAACGAATCTTATCGATATTCGGGCAGCGATAAATATCCATGGCCGCAGCCGGTGCTGTATCACATCTGCATCGAAATGCGCAGAACCGGCGTTGAACGCCAGATGACAGAGGGGGAGCTTAAGAAACTGGCTGAGAAACTACTCACGAAATGGACGAAGCACGTTAGCAACGGACTCTCGGTACCGCCGATCCGTCGCCAGCTGGCAGCACCGCAGCACCCGGCAGGACCAACTCCGGCACAGCTGCTGATGGAAGAGTACAAACGCCGTAAAGCGGCAGGCTTAAGCAACTAAATCGAGTATTGACCAATGACCAAACAGTTAACCCAGAAAGAGCAGGTGGCGGTTTTCGTACGCTACCGACCGAATAGCGCCGTCGGCGATGTTTCCGAAGCGCTGGACATGGCTGGCGCCACCGCAGGCAAATTGCTCCGTGAACTGAGCGATGAGGGCGTGATCATCCGCACCCGAAATAGCGTGCAGTTCATCTACGCGGCAGCGCCTGGGGCAGAGATACCTGACGTGATCTTGCCGTGCATGGTGCTGAAAAGTGACCCGGTGAAAATAATGGAAGCCGAGCTGAAAGCCGAAGCGCTGGCGGAAAAGGGTTTATGGCGCCGTGCAGCTGGCGTTTATACCGACATGTTCAGCATCGCCTGCAGTTCTGTGGAAGTGGCGCGCATAGCCAAACGCCGCAAAGAATGCCTGCGCATGGCGAAGAGAGCATGATGATGGCCAGCATTAAGCTTTGGACCATCATCCGCGCTATCCAGTGCGGTAATGAGATTACCCCGCGTCAGGTTTGCCGATTACTCGAGTGTGACAGCAAAAAGGCCAACCGCCTGTTGGAGCATCTGGTTCGTGCTGGCGCCGTTAAAAACGTCGGCCAGCGCCGGCATCCTTTATTCGTTATGCAGCCGGGCGGAGAGAGGTGCATCAAGCCGTTGCAGGTTGAACTGGTGAATAGGCACCAGCCAAGCATTACAGACGTTTGCCGTCAGAACTGGCAGGGCTATCAGGTGCACAAAATTTTCGGCAGCGAACGTGCATGAGAAGTGTAATACAGCAGAGGCCTCTCCTGAGGCCTCCTTCTATACAACCTTCTTTGCCGACCACTGCTTTGACTTTATCCTGATCCACCAGGCGGTTAGCCACGGCGACAGCCTGTTTGGGTTCACAGGCGTCATCGCCCTGCACCAGTTTGATCTTCTCGCCGTTAATACCCCCAGCGGCATTAATATCTTCGGCAGCCTGCGTGGCACCGTGCCAGTATTGATCGCCATAGGTAGCGTTCGGCCCGGTAAATGGCCCCGCCACGCCTATCACGATATCTGCCTGGGCGGAAAATGCCGTCACCAGACAACCTGCCAGCCTGCAAGACAGCTTCGACGAGAGTGGACTTTTACCCTGAACGATAACGCGAAGTTTGCCGTCGCTGGAACAACCCGCGCCAGGGGTGGATCTCGC